AGAAGAGAGAGGATGTTTCTCTCCATCTTCTAGTCTGAGATCTATTGGTACCTGTCCAGTTAGTTCTCCATGCATTCCATTGTACAGGAGCAAATCCAGCATTGTTAGTTCTGAATCTACGTCTTGTTGCAACGAAGTTACCTTCAATAGATGTAACTCTTACAGGAGCACGTCTTGTATCTGTCCAGTCATCAGATGCTGGAAGTAAATCAATACGTCCTATGAATGTGAATACGTTAAATGGGTTAACGTTCTCCATTCTAGAAGCGTAAGGTTGGATGATAATTGCTTCTTCTGTATATGGAAGAGTCAATACGTTAGCACCTGTCTTACCAGCACGAAGTACTCTGGCACTGTGGTCTGCTATGTTACTTGATAAACTGCTACTGAATTCAAGAGTTATGTTTGATGTATAATGTGAAGGACGTAGTACACCACTATTAAAGTCCATCGAACATTTGAAATCAGGATTTTCTATTGCAGATGTAGAATGATCTGTAAAGTCATCTACCATGAAACCGTTTTTCAATCTATCAAAACCATCAGAGTCATACGCTCTTGTATTTCTAGCGTCTGATTCTAGTAATGATAGTGAAGTATAGTATTCAAGAGACTGCAAACGTCTGTCCATGTTACCTATGTCTTCCATAGTGTAACGACGTTGTTGATGTAATGTTATAAGAATATCTTCGTTTACATCATACACATAAGGGTCATATTGAATTTTAGCAATAAGCATTGCCTTATCAATATTATCTGCCTCTGGGGGATCTTCATTAGGTACACCCATTGATAGTTTTAATTCACCATCATGTGTCATGAAGAGTTTGTCTTGACGTGGTAGATAGTAGTCGTAGTCAGCACGGAAGAATTCTTCTACTTTTGGTATATTAAAAATAGTAGAACCACCAGCACCACCTGTGCTTGTAAATACACGAGAGTCGAAGTCAAGAGACTTACAATTCGTGAAGTACGGTTGTTCCACAGTACCACTGCCACTAGCAAGTTCACCAACACCAGGACGGAAATCGAGTCCATCTGTTAAATTTTTAGAGTTACGTTCGCTTCTATACTTTGGTATTTCAGAGAAACCGATTCCAGAGTAAGATTGGTTAGAGAAATAGTCACCAGATGGTTCGTGTATGAAGTAATCAAACACAACAGCGAGTTTTCTCTTTGGTTCGCTAGTACCTGGTTTTCTAAGTATCTTAGATACACCATACATAAATGGTGTTTGGTTTGAATCTAATTCATATTGTCCTGTGATATCTCTGGAACCTTTGATTACAGATCCATCTCCGTCAGCAATAATACCAACCAAAGCGTTTAAGTCAGCATCAAAACCATTGATGGTTTCACCAGTTCCGAAGAAATCAGAACTAAGAGGAACAAGATAGAGTCTATTATTATTTGAGTTGAATGATACAACACGCCCTCTTGCACCTGATGTTGCTCCTACAATAACACTTCCATTTTCAAAGAAGACGTTTTCTGTAAGTACAACATAAGGAACTTGTGCATCATTATCATCTTCTGATTCATATACAGCATGAATTTTATATACATCATTTAATGCAAATGATATTTCTTCATCTTCAATACGAGTACCATATAAGTTACCAAAGGATAGACCGTAATTCATTACGTCATTCTGTTCTCTGGTTCTTATAACCTTCATGGTTCTCATCTTAGCAGCAGTCTTAATTTTCTTAGAGACTGTGTTCACAGATACAGCAGCAGTCAATGTAACACGAGTAATGTTAGAAGCACCACCAGAACCATTGTTCATTCCAGTGATTTGTAATGACTGTCTGTTAGCACCAAATGTAACTGAGATAGTAGGAGAGTTCTTAGTTGACTCATTCTCTATATCAATGTTAACACCTGGGGTCCAACCATATCCTGTGTTAGAGTTAGATCCAGTAACGATAGTTAAGTTATAGTTCTCATTATCTAATGTAGCAAACTGTTCGTTCTCTGGTAGTGTAAATGTAACGTCACCAGATGATAACTGTTTGTTATAGAATGTTTTGATTGATGTGAATGATTCGTCAGCAATCGACTTGATTGCTTTCTTAGGCATATCAATTACAAGTTCACCATCTCTTGTATTCTTCTGTGTGAAGACAGGACGTAAACGTGTAAACTGACTTGCGTTGTATTCAGCATCTACTATGGTACCTTTTGTTAGAGATGAATCTAACACAGCAGTTTGTAATCCAAAATCAAATACAGGAGTTAGACCAGTATTTTTTCTGTTAGTAGCAGTTACTGCAACGTTACCAGCAGTAATTCTTGCAACTCTTAATGATACTTGACCTTTATTAGTAGTAGCAATAGGTGATATAACATCACCAGGTCTAAGATCAGCACCGAATACAGTATCAAAACCAGTGATCTTCTTAGTAGAAGATGCTTGGTCAACTGTAATTGTTTTACCAATTAATGATAGTGATTCATTTAATGCTAATGATGCTGTAAATGTTACCGTAGTATTTGTTGCTGGATCAGCATATCCAACTACCTGACGTACATCAGATTGTTCATAGTTGAATATAGCAGCACATGTATCTAATACACGACCGTCTCTTTCAATAACCTCACCGATTTGAAACTCACCAGATACCTGATGAACTAATGCATAGTCACCAGATGCTTCATATACATATCCTCTCGCACCAGATGAACGTCCTACAAGAACCTCACCGTCAGTGATAGTCTGTGAACTTGCAAAGTTAATTGCAGTAAACATCTGTATATCGAATAAGAACAAGTTATATCTAGATCCATCAGTTTCTAGTTGTAAAACTCTTGCCTTACCAATTCTATTTCCTTGTGCAGTATTAGCAGCACCAGTTCCTAACCAGTTGTCTCTAAGATCAACAACCTGATAGCAATTAGTAACACCCTCTCCTGCAATGCTTGGCCATCCCCATATATCATAGACTTCAACAGACTGTGATAATTCAATAGGAATGATTTGGTTTTGACGACCTATGAATGTTCTTGGTTTAGGTGTATCAACATATGATGCAGCAAGTAAAGAAGTTCTATAACCTTTTACATATGCTTTTCCTGGTCCTATTTCTAGTGCTGCAAAGTTGTCACTAGCAACTTGCTCGGCAGATGATGAAGTTCCTGGAAGGTAAACACCATTGTTAAATTGATCATTAAGATGTTCTCTTGCACGAACCTCGAATGTGTCGACCACAAAGTCGCCATTGGTTTCAAACGTTCTTCTAGCAATAGATTTTTCAATTTCATTATACTCTGTCCTGTCTACGAAGTTTTCAACAACTGAATTTCTGATACGAAGTAGTTCGATAAAGTTTTTATCGGTAGTATCAGTAATAGGTTTCTTAACTAACTGCGTCTTAATTCTAAATCTATGTGCACCAGGGGCAGAATAGTTAGATGAACCAATAGCGTTATCTGTTAATGATGGATCGTCTTCTGGCGTGATGATAGATTCTGATACATCAAAACCAACCCTATATGATGGGTTGTTATCATACTGTTCTAATATAATGTACTCAGTTGGGATATCTACAAAGTGACCTCTGATGAAGTACACACCTTCACTGATATATGCAGCAGATCCAATGCTAGTAGAGTTTACTGGAAGTAACTGTGCAAATGGTGATCCAACTTCAATCAAACTATTTCCGAAAGTTATCTCGTTCTCACATATTAACTGTTCATTATCTTGGAACTTCTTAACACTAGCATTTGATGTAGTGTCTCCTGACTCAACATACTTTACATAGAATGTGATATATCCTCTTGTACTTGTAGTTGCTGGAACAGAGAAAAGAATCTTTGCCTTGATGCCAGTGGTAAGACCTTCTACAATTTTTCCTGCTAACTGTGTACGATATGTCTCTACGTCTACTCCTAAGAATGACTGCTGTATTATTAAACAGTCTACATTAAGGTCATATCCAACTTGACCTGGGATAACCATCGCACCTTCTTTGAAGAGGTGGGACCCCATTGCTTCCACTTGGTTCTGCAAAATAGATTGCAGCGTGGTAAGTTCTCTCGCTTGGATTGGAAATCCTGGTCGAAAGAGAACTCTATAAAAGTTTTTGTCCTTATCAAAGTCGTCAAAATAAGGGGCAATATTCAGATTGGTATTCTGTGGCATCTTAGAACTCGATTACAATTTTAATATCTTCAATTTGGTCACCAGCACGAGAGATTGCTCCTCTGTTATCTATGTAGATGATCTCTCCTGAGTTAGGATCAATCTCTGGTTTCGCATAACCATTAGTAAAGGACATACCTAAGTCGTATTCAGTGTTGTTAATGACTCGGGTCGAGACACCAGATACAACTGGGAAGTTGATATCGGGGTCAGCGGATGTACCAGAAGTAGCACCTGTTAAAGGGTTACCTCCTTCAAATTCTGTTAAGTTACCAGTAATTTCTGGGAACACACCATCAATTCTATTTTGATAATACTTCAAAACTTTCGTTGTGGTGTTCCATGATATAACTCTACCCCTAGCAGTCACCTGTTGTCCACCAACAGTTCTTGACTGTGTGATGATCTCATCAGTTGAGAACGAACCTGTAAAGGTTGGTGAGAATATAACAGCACGAGTAGCAGACAGCGTAATAGCAGATGTCAGTTCAGTCGTACCATACTGGTTTGGGTTAATAACAAGACCAATACGACGGTAATCGTTATCAGTTGGGAAGTCACCTGATCCTTCATCATAGGTGAACTTCGTATTGATCATAACTCTATAACCACCAAGTTCTTTGGTAGGATCAGAACCATGACCTAATTCTGGGGGAATGATAACGTCAATAGCAGCACCAGTACCTGTACCAGCACCAATACCATTAACCTCATCAATGATAATCTTACCGAAGGTGTAACCAGAACCACCAGATGTTACAGTAGCGGATACAACCTTACCACCGTCAACAACAAGTGAAACTCTACCACCAACTCCATCACCTTTGATCGGTACGTTTTCATATGTACCGTTGTTATATCCAGTACCAGATGCTTGGATAACAACACTATCAATCTCTCCACCAACAGCGTCACCTGTAACAGCAACGTCGGAAAGCACAGGCATATAATCGTTCGAGAAGAACTTTAAAACCTGACCAACAGGAATCGTGTACAAATACTTCCAACGATAACCATCAGAAGTTGTAATAATAGATGTAGATGTACCAGTAGGTTCAACAGTAGAAGGTTTACCGTTGGGGTCACTGGGTGATGTACCGTTATAGATGCACTTGTATGTCTGATACTGTGAGTTTACAACGTAGAAATCTGCGTCATATAACTTGGTCGCACCAGAAGATGCAGTCTTGGTTGAACTATAATCATGACGATACATGTCATATACATATCCAAGTCCACCAGTGGTTTGCTCTGGTGGTGTCCAGTCAATACGTCTTACAACTTGAATTGTATCGTTTGCTAGAACTCGCTTCAATGAAATCATATCAGCAAACGTATCACTAAACTCTTGGAATGAATCCACAGGAGTTGGTGGTGCGTTTTCGTTATCCCATTCTTGGGGTCTACCTATAAAGACGTATAAACGGTCTCTATTGGATCCTGCTGCTAAATCGGATTGAGTCGCATCAGCACCCTCCAAAGACTTGATGAATCTTTTAGCAGTAAATATTCTAAATTGGTCGGTGAGAAGTGCCATGGTTTAGTTTACCTTCCTTTTATTTATAGTGGTTACTCTTGTTCTTTTTTGACAAGGTTAGTATACTCTTGCGATACGAACACACCAGACGCACCAGAAGTGCCTCCATTTAGCGTATCGGAAGTTGTAAATTTGTAATTTGCCCCTGAGTTAGTGATAGTTCTTACTTGTAGATATACAAATCCAAATGCATCAGCAGCAGATTGTTGGGCAACTACAATCCCAGTAACACTGGTTGTTGAACCAGTTACTGTCTCTCCAACTAGATAGTTTCCAGATAGAGATTTTAGTTTAATAGTCGATTGTGATTGATGTTCAACACCATCGTCCAGTGCACCAGCAAGTGATACGGATGCAGTTAAAGGAACTAAACTTGAATCATATAAGGTGTCTGCTTGCTGGAACAGTGTAGTATTCTGTCCACCAACAGTTTCTTCAATACCATATAGTGACGATGCTACACCACCATCAAGACTAATTTCATTTTCATAATCTGTACCAGTATTTACTAGATCAGGTATACCATCACCAAGACCTGATAGTTCATCATCATCTTCAAATCTCTTTCCTTCTAATACACCAAGAGGACTCTCGAATGTAACAATAGAAGATGTCTCATCATCAATAAGAACGTGTGGTGCTTCACCTGTCTCAGTAGATGACGCAGTACCACCAATGAATTGGATTACAGCAGTTCTTTCATTAGATCTACCACCATCAATGAATGCTAATTCGTCAACTTGGAATATAAGGAATAGTTCTCTTGTCTCTGGACGCCAGTCATATACGATAGAAACCTTGTTAGTTTTGTCTTCTTGAACTCTTCTAACACGGTCAGATACAGTAAAGTTATAACGAGAAATACCTGTTGAAGGATCATCAGCAAGATTATCAAGAATTACACGCTGGTCATAACGGAAGTTAATACCTCTGTCACATCCAGTAAATGATATACCAGTCTTACCTGTATATCTAACAATCTCTCTACCAATTTGAAACTTACCAGATCCAGGGAAAGCAGCAGTTGTCTCGACATATACTGTTGTATCAGTTGGAGTAGCATCTCTAATTAATGCAGTTATCTCGAAGAAGGAAGATACTAATGATGTTCTATTTCTTTGAGTACGTATTAAGTTAGTGTCTCTTGTAAAGATTACACTAGGAGGAGATGTATATCCACCACCAGGATTCAATACATTAATTGCAGTAATCTTACCAAGATTTATTTCTGCCTCTGCCTGAGCACCAGATCCACCACCACCAATAAGTTGAATAAGTGGAGGTGTCTCAAAGAACTCACCAGGATTTGATACTCCTATACTTTCAATAGTACCAAACTGATTTACCTCACAAACACCAGTAGCGTTTTGTCCACCACCACCAGATATAACAACAGTGATATCCTCAGCAGTATATGATCTACCATTGTTCTCAACAGCAAGACCAGTTACCTGTCCAACAGTAGGAATAAGTTCAGCACCAGATCCACCACCACCTTCTAATCTAGCACTTGCTGAGAAGTAACCATCGCCAGGTTGTGTGACTTGGATATAACTGATAGAACCAGCGGGTTGTAATACAGTTCCTTGTTGATCTACTATATCATTTTCATTCAATATAATATTAGCATTTGCCTGCACAACATTTGCTTCATCTGATTCAATAAGAAGTCTTAGTGGGTTGTATCCTTCACCTGGATCTATAACATCCACTGAAAGAATTTCACCATTGTCAGCAATATTTGCTCTCAATACAGCATCCCTAATAGGAGTACCACAGTTACCAATACTTAATTTAGGGGGATCGGAAGCACTGTAACCTGACCCAGGGGCAGTCACAATAACATCCTTCACACCGTACACACTATTGAATACAGGTTGAATTGATGCTCCGCTTCCAGGTACTGTTCTTGGCATTATACTACTACGATGTCTCCTTTCATGTTACCGTGAATTGTGCACTGATAAACATATGTTGTACCAGCAGCAAGTGTTTGTGGCACTGTCCAGAATTGTTGATCGTTAATAGATCCAGTAGTTCCAGTTATTGCTGAACCACCATCGGAAACTCTAAGTTCTAATGGATGACCTGATCCAGTTTGATTATCAAATCTATATGTGAATCCTCTGTACACATAGATTGTTGAATCACTACCATTGCTCAGCCCAGGACCGTTAACCAAATAGTTGTTTGATGTGCCATCTGATGTGAACGCATAACTCAATACAGGTGATGCTGCTGCTTCATATGCACTAGCACCTTTGAATAATGATTGTCCCTCTGACGCACTTGGTAGAGCAACAGTGTTTGTAATTGTTAAAGTGTTACTTGAAACCGCAGTTGTAATACCTGTTCCACCAACTATGTTCATAGTTGAGTCAGCAGCAACACCAGTATAAGACCCAGTTGATGCAGCAATAGTTTTAATAACATTCTGTATTACGTTAGGTGAGTCATTGGTAAATGTAATAGCACCAGCGTTTGCGTTTGTGGTGATTCCAGTTCCACCTGTGAATGTTAAGGTATCAGTTGTTGTCGTTGCAGATATATTTGCGTTGTCAGCACCTAGTGTTACAAATACGTTTTGATCAGCAGCACCCAGTGCACCTGTCATATTAATAGTTAATGTATCTCCTACAAGTGCAGTTGAGATATTTGTACCACCAGCAATAATTAAAGTATCGTTTGCAGCGGACGCAGTTGTTGATCCTGTGTCAGCATCAACAGTCTCAAATAAGTTTTGTGTGGTTCCACCACCACCTCCACCAGACTGTTGGTCATTTGCTGGTTCCCACTTACTATTAGCAGCAACCCATTTAAGAACCTGTCCATCAGAAGGACCACCGTTAACAGTTGTATCAACGTCAGCAAGAACACTAATGCTGCTGGTTTCATCAACAAGAGGAACCCATGCAGCAGCATGAGCGAAGTAACCTTTACCTGTACCATGTACATGTGCAAACATACCATGTTGGTTTGTTGCACTAGGAAGGTCTGCTTCTGTTGCATATGGAGCATACCAGTTTAGATATCCAGTAGTTCCATCAATAAATGTATATGCTGATCCAGAACCTCCTGCTCTAAAACTGATTGGACCAGTTCCAGTTTGATGTATTGTTATCCCATCTGTGCCATCTGAAACAATATCATTTCCATTCGTATCTAAATTACTACTTAATAGATTATAATCAGATCCTCTAAATGCAGGAGATGGAGATGTTGTCCATTTAAGAACTTGTCCCTCAGTGATTCCAGCACCAATGTCAATAAGGACATTCGTAGTGTCCCCTAGTTTGTCGTAAATTTCTGTGAAATTGGAATTCGCCTTGATAGCACCATCACGCAGGGTATCACCTGTGCCATCATTAGCGGAAGAACCAATACCAATCGTCTGTTTAGCCATCTTTTTACAGTTTGTACAGTTTTATTTATGTGGCGTCGAAGGAAACTTGTGTGCTATCCAACTTTAAGTTAGTTGAAGAGAAGTCTTCGGCAGTTCCACCACCAACACCAGTAACAGTTAATGTAGCAATTTCAGTTGTTAAAGGAGAGTTTTGTGCTGCAACTCCACCAATCGGTCCTGCAATTACACAACGGAATTTATATCCTGTCATGTAAGATAATGCAGTGAATGAATATGAATTACTGGTTGCACCAGTAAGAACAGCAAATGAGAATCCACCGTCAGTTGATCTATACCATTGATAAGACTTGGGTCCATCTTCGGGTGATATAGCAGCAGTAACAACAAATGTAACTGTCTGACTCGCAGCACTTGTTGCGTTTGCTGGTTGTGCACCAATCTGAATAGTAGCAGGAGGTGCCTCTCCTCCTCCTGATGGAGGTGCAGGGGGTGCCTGTGCTCCGTTGTTTGGTGGTTGATCTATTGATTCCCTACTAGTAAAACCTACCATGTAAGGGAAGATCGGTATCAAATTTGATTCAGAATCTAATTCAGTAGATAAGAAATAAGCATAAGTGCCATTTGGATACTCTGGTGTTACGCAGAATCTACCGTTATGATAATCCAATACACCGAGTCCTTCGGCATACTCCCAATCCTGCATCAAAGATCCAGCAGGGGGATTGAGTTGTGAAGTTCCATATGACGGTCTGCCTGCAACTTCCTCTGCTTTTACTCTATAAGAACTGGTTGCTAATGCAACAGTAGATGCATTACTCCAAGGACTAGAATAGAAATAGGGTCCATAGATAGGGAATCCATCAAATGCTATTCCAACCATCTTTGAGTGACCGTCTGGGTGTCTTAGATTGTCACCATTATACTGTGACGAACCATAGTAATCATTATAAGTTGACATGATAGCATTTGCTTTCCAGCATGCTAGAAACTCAGTGTCATGATAATGATATTGTCCTGTCTGTTCTGGATGTCCACCACAACTATCTTCACCAAAACTTACAGGAGAATTTACATAATGTGCGTTCCAATTAAATCCAGCAGGAGGGTTACCACCATCACCAGCACTAGGATTAAAGAATACAACACCGTTTGATGCTATACCAATAGAACCTAATGGTGTTAGAACACGAGAATTTCTTTGATCGTAATATTCTACTGTACCTGTTTGATCAGTGGCAAAATCTACGATAAGTTGTAAGTTATTACTTGTCTCTCTCCAAAACTCTCCTGCAATAGCAGTCTGTGTGGTGCCTTTGTATATGAATACTTGTTTACGTTCGTTAGCAGTGTCCTTATCGAATACAAATAGAATCCTATCACCGACACGTATCATACCAGAATTTGTAGTTCCGAGTAACGTATTGTCGTTAGCTGAAAGTGGTAAAGATACTAGGTAACCTGTCTGAGAATATGTCGCAGTATCAAACGTTCTAGTAACACCAAATGTTCCACCTCTGTAACTAAAATCATGATCAAAATCTTGTTCAGTTACAGAACTAGGATTGTTTGCATTAGGGAATGTACCATAAAGAACAGGCGTCGGCAAACCATTTGCCGATACGTCTATAACATTAGTTCCCGAATTGTATGTTGCAGTTCCACTCATGTTCTATTTATTGAAAGAGTTGATCAGGTGTGAAGTTACTTAGTACAGTAGCACCAGTCTGTACTGTTAGGATTACAGAGTTAGAGTAAACAGGTGTTGCACCCGCAGCGGTAATCGCGACTCTAAATTCATCACTATCATCTGCCTGTTCAGCACCTGCGGATGTGTAAACCGCTGATGTTGATCCAGTTATGTTACTCCATGATGTCTCACCATACTGCTTACGCTGCCACTGATAGTTGAGAGGTGTAGTTCCTACACTACTATCAGATTGAAGTCTGAATGATGCATCGACTGTGAATGATGCAGTCTGACCTTGGTTAACAGTTACGTTTGTTGGATTTGAAATGATCTGAATAAATCCAGGGACGATAACGATTGGGTTACCATCTGCGTCTGTACCTTGTCCGAGATATGTGTCAAATCCACCGTTAACACCACCACCAGTAGGTGCGACAAAATCATCATCAACAGTTGTCTCTACTTCAACGACAGGTAATGTATAACCGATACCAGCGTTCTTAACAACAACACTTGATATACCCATCAAGGCACGAATACGTCCATCAAATCCAGTAGATGATATAACATCAACGTTTGGACGTGCGCTATAACCATCACCAGGGGTAGTGATTATTGCCTTAGTAATTTCACCAGATTTAACAGTTGCTAACGCTGCTGCGTCACGACCTTTAACAGTTCCTGTGTACTCGAAAGTAATTAAGGAGTTTGAAGATTCGATCAACGCAACTTCACGAGGAGAACCTTCTCCTTCAATTTCTAGGACATCGCCCGCTTCAATAGGTGGTACCACAGTCGCTGCGATAACGTCAGCGTCAGAACCAATGTATGAGAATGCTACGAATGTAGATCCTGCACGAGGAGTTTCAGCAAAGATTATTCTTGAACCAACAAGTTCATAACCAATTCCAGGTTCCTGTATAACACCGTTCAATGAACAGATGATATTATTTTCTGGAAGAATAGTGTTAGATGAAACACCTTCTGTCAAGGTTAGAGAGTAGAATCCTCCGAGGTATTTAAGGTTGAAGGACGAACGAAGTGAATCAAATTCAAAACTAATGTCGTCCAACTGGCGTAACTTACCGACATAGTATCCGATAAACTCAGATCCGATAGTTGGAGGTTCTGTAAATTGGATCTGGTCTGAGAAGGCAGTGTATGCAAAGTTTGCTCCTGGGGGTTGTAGTACACCATTAACGAATGTGAGGAGATGACCAGCAGGGTCGGGGAAGTATGCTTCTCCGTTGTTGACAGTGAGTTTGAATGTTGTTGCAACCCCATCAAATCCTCTGAAATATCTATCACAGCGACCAATGAGATCTTTACTCTGTGTAACACCAGCAGTCCATCCATAGTCGGATATGATACTTAAATTACTTGGGAATGCACCATTTACATCTTCTAACCAAAGTCTTCCAGTTGTACCTGAGATTGCCTTACCAGAAACACGACCATAAGATGTGTAGTTAGTAGTTGCTGCGCTACTTAGGTTAGCAAATATAATCGGGAAGTTATTAAGGTTTTCAAACTTACCAACAGCACCGTTAATTGCTAGGTCTGGATCAACAGTTGTTGTACCATCTGCTGCTGAACCATAAGGTGTAAAGTTAGCAAGATAGATGTTATGAATACTATTTTCTTGATCATAGTTGTATTCGGTTACCACAGCAGTCCAACCTGGTTCCTTTGGAATAGTTCCTTGTAAGAGATATACTAAATCTCCTGCTGCAAAGTCACCTGTAAATCCTTGGTCTCTTGTGACACTAGCAACTTGATACTGAACAGTCTTAGTACCATGTACAAACTGATTAAGTTCAATCTGATCTAATCCTGATACTCTGATGTCTGCAATATCAATAATTTTATCTGTTACAGAACCATAGATGATATCACCGTCAACAAAGTCTTGATCTAATGATTCAATATCAATACTGATTCTACCACCAAGGTTACTTGTAAGAGCACCTGATGAGTTTTCATAAAGAACGATATCTGCCTCAGCGGAGTTTGCCTTGTTGAATATCATTTCATTAACAGCAAATGATCCTCTATCAAGGTTAACTAACATACGAGTCTTACCTGTACCATTTACCGAAGCAGTAACAGCACTATCAGTACCAACTAATACATCATCATTACTGAACGCACCAGTAATAGTTTCAACGTAGATATAACCTTCGTTACTATTGTCACCTGTTAATACTGATGTCTGAACAATCTTACCGTTGTTAGCAGCAGATCCTTGAACTGATACTGTCTCTCCATTTGTAAATCTACCAGATGCAGCATCAATGAAGAACTTACTATACAACTTAACAACTTTCGCTTCGTTGTTTCTAGTGCTTATAACATCAGCACGAGTATCAGATGTAATACCAGCAACAACGTCAGCAATATTAAATCCAGCACTTACAGGTGTATCAATATCTCTTGTACCGTAAGTTGTAGTTGCTCTTACAATACCAGATCTTACATCGACTTGGAACTGCTGTTGACCACCAGTAGTTGTATCTACACGGAAACGAGAGTATCTTGCATCATGTCTAATTTGTCTTGAAACTTCAAAGTATTGTGGAGTTGCATTAAGAACATAGAACCAACTCTGTCCTTGTAATCCTTGCTCAATATCTGATGATGCAGGGATGTAAGTTAATACATCACCACGAGAGTAGAAGTTAGGACGAGTAATCTTAACTCTATTTTCTCTTCTCTCAAATCCAACTTCGATGGTTGGTGTGTTAAGAACAAGATCAGGATCTGTATTCCAGTCGTTACCTTCCTGATAACTGTTAGTTAAGTTCTGAGCATGAGTTTGGTTAATCCATGTAATAGTATTATTTGTTGGAGGTGTACCTCTTGTCAATGCAAACTCAGCAACGTTGAAGGATGCATCCATAAAGAACTCAGTAGATTCTTGCTGATATTCAATACGATTGAGTATAGCAGCAGAAAGAGTAGGATCAAAGTATGCGTTATAGGTATTATTTGTTCCCCACTCTGATGTATTATTTTGATCATAAGATATACGTTTCGCTGCCTCTGCAATACGTAAGAGATAGAATACTAAATGCTGTCTAACAACACCAGGGAATGCATTAAAGTTACCTTCACCATCAAACCATGAGTTAGCATACTGCATCATACCAGCATTACCACGAGTGTTTAAATCGTAGATAATTGCATCCATGATGGTTTCTGCAAACGATAGTTCAGCAGTTGTTGTAGGATATTGTGATTGTACCTCAGCAAATGCCTTAGCAGAAATAGCATGTTTGTTAAATGTTAGGTATCTTGCAATCGTGCGATCAGAGAAATTACCACCTGTATGTGGAGAAGTTCCACCACCAAGTGTATCAATCATTAGATCAAATAATGTATCAGAAGCAGATACAACGTTGTAACATGTGTATAACTGATATGCAGTATTACTATTGTATGGAGTTGTTCTTGTAACAGTTGTAAGATGATTTGGAGATGGACTGCTAGACGCTGCTACGCTTATTGTATCCATCACAAGATTAAATAATGTCTCTATACCAGATGCTGCTTGTGCACAGGTATTGTTCCAATCACTTGTTGATGTGTCGAATGTGATTGATGTGTCACGGTTTGCCATGTCATTGGCATACTTAACTGGCCAAATGTTTGGTAGTGACTTACTAATTGTACCATCGGAGATACTTGCAGGAGTTGCAAGAGTATCAGTAACGATAGATGTAAATGTTGTTAAGGCAGATGCTACATCAGCACAAAGAGGTGAAGATGCATCAGCAGTAATAGTGTAGTTTGCTTGATTATATGGGAAGAAGTCCAAGTCACTGAATAACTTCTGTGTATATCCATGTGTAGAACCAGTAGTAGTAACAGTCTCCTGTCTCATTACTTGTATAGCAAGATCTCTTGCTTTATTCATTACCCAAGTTACTTCTGTAACATAACCAGAAACGTGTGCAAGTGCAGTTCCATCTGTATACATCTCAGCAGCATGGAATACCTTGTTGTTACCACCATGGCGTAAGTTCCACTGCATTGCATCAATTACGTCAGTAATATCGTGTACACAATCATGACTACCAGCAACAGTAATTGCTTCGTATTCTGCTCTTACAAATGTATGCGTATATTGATCATTTGCGCCAGCAGCACCAACGTTAAATGTAAATGTATTTGTTCCTGTTGATGTAACTGCAATACCTTTGTTATACCAAGGATCAGTTGTTCTAGGATATGCATGCTCAGAATTATTACCATCCTTAGTACATGTGAATACTAATGACTCTTGGCGTACATAGATTTTACGCCCTGTTGTTAGTCCATGAGCAGAACCATGGTCATATGTTATAACACCAGTGGCAGCATCATATGTCATACTTCCTGCTGCTGGACTGAATGGTCCAACGCCACTTACCCAATCAGTATTGTGTAATGATGGGTATTGTACAAGCATTTCATGTACTGCTTGCTCTGCAATGAATCTTGTGTTTCTTTCTATTATATTTGCAGCATCAATAAATCTATCAAGTACAGCATTCTGTTCATATGTACTTGTCTCAACTTCGTTAAATGATTCATCTGAATTACCACCACCAACAGCAGTTCCACCACCACCTGAGTTATCTTCTGGATCATAAATGTAAAGGTTCTCTCTACCAAATCCATTTCTCATGGTTAGGATTGCTATTTCCATTGCCCATGTCATTGCCCACTTAGATGCCTTATCTTCTCCTTCTACATGGATAAGAGTATCATCTTCTGTGTTTAGATATAGTGCAGCAGCATCCCAAGTCTTAGAGTTACCACCTAATCTAATGTCATGAACCATTGCTTCTATAACATCAACAAGGTCATCAGCACAATTCATTCTACCACCTGGGACTGTGAAGTCTAGGAAGTAAGACATGTCGTTCATTGTGTGTACTGCTTCCCATGCAATAACATGTTTGTTTGCTTCAAGTAAGTCGGCAGTATCCATCCAGATATTGTGACTAGGTGCAGTTCTACTTTGGTCAGGTGCCTGAGTGTCAATAGTAACTGTTGTATCTCTGTATGCAGTGTTCTGAGTGAATTGTGCCACATAGTAATCATCATGATATTGTGAATCAATACCTAGACTTGATGCAGTTGTACCGAATGTTAATAGTGTTTGGTTGACTGCATGATGTGCTAATTTCTTAGTCCACTCAAATGCATCTAACATAGCACTTAGTTGATCTTCTACATGAATGATCTGACTAGATGTATTGATATATTGATCAATAGCATACTGAGTAGCAGAGTTACCACCTGTCAATAGATCAGTAATAACAGCAGGGAGGATGTAAACCTTAATATCTCTCTCACAATATGGTTGACCATATCCAGGCATTACCAAGAAGTCAAAGTCAATACCATTAATATTTGCTTTATAATCGTTCTGTATTTTAAGAGCAACTTCTTCTGCAATGTAATCTCTGTTCTTCCAGATTGCATCACCACCATCTCTGAACCTATCACCAGTTGGAGCAAGGATATTGATTATCTGATCTGATAGACTTGATATCTCTGCCTGTACAGCAGCAGATGCAGGAGAAGAGAAGTTATTAGGAATTCTTAGAATCTCTGTATACTTAGTTCCATCAGCAGGATAATTTACTAGATCACTACTTGTAGTTGTAATGACATAGTTCATTACGTTAGCAAGTTCATCCCAAGCATATACTGATTGTAGTAGTTCATTACCAACGTAGTTTAAACCACCAGACTTAGTTAGATATCCTCTACCAGAAATTGTACTATTATAGTTACCACCATATCTGATATCAGCAATGATTGCTTTTGCAATATATTCCTTAGTATCACGAACACACTTAGCAGTACCAGTTGTGCTTCCTACACCGTCACCTGGAATAATGAAATCAGGATACTTCTCTGCCATTAGACCAACAGCAGTTTCTGCCATCCAATCTAAGTTAAGTTCTAGTATATCTGCTGCCTCTCTGTATGCGTCTCTACCTAAATCAATGTCCTCAATAATAACTGTCTTATTATCGTAGTTAACTTTCTTACTTGTAGCAGTAGAGTTTGTCTGACCTGTATATGTACCGAAACAATCTTCTGTACTGATGATTATAGATGACTCACAGTCTAATCCAAATGTCACCTTAGCAGTATTTGTTGGGTATGTAAATCCTGGTGTGAATGTTGCAGAATACTTAGATTCAGTATGGATGATAAAGTTATCCATATGTCCAACATATCCATTATTACCCTGCCAGTCAGCAGCAATATTAAATGGACGCTCTAAGTAATTATTTGTATCAGCATAGTCACCACCAACCTGTGTACCATTTACAAACAACTTAGTAATGTTTGTTGTTCTAGTAACAGCGACATGACTCCATACATTAGCAGTTAAGTTATGTGCACCAGTTATCTGATCAGATCCACCATACCAGTATTTAATCTGTGTGTTCTCTATGTAAAGAACAGGTGATCCTGTAAGTGTTGCACTTGTAGTTCTTGTATCCCATAAGAATTGTGTACCAGTTACTGATGATGGACGTATCCACATCTCAACAGTAAAGTCAGCAGTCTGGAATTTCTGACGGTCAGATAATGCATGTGCTAAGTAAGAACTAGAATCAAATCTTATTGATTGTGTTCCTGCTTTCTTTTGTAGTTTTGTTAGAACAGCACTACCATTAACAGTTAATTTAGTATTTGAAACTATCTCTCTATCTTGGAATGTTCCTGTAACTGCATTAGTAAACAACCATTTGAGTCCAGCATTGGTTCCCTTACATACAAAGTTAGCATTAGAAGTTGCACCTCTTACAGTTTCACCTGGGAGGAAGAATCCATTACCACTTAGATCTTTATATGCAATCTTAAATACTCTGAGGTTTTCATTCTCTACATATCCACCATCATTTAGAGCAGCACCAGTAGGAACAGCACTAAGTGATCCTGCACCTATTGCAGTAGAAACATGTGATATTAATGTATGAATGCCTGCTTGAACGTCTGCACAATTACCAAGACTTTCGTTATCTCCACTATAATAATTAGGATCGTAATATGCTGCTTCGGTTCCGCCCCCATTGTATACAGCATTAGGTTCAGCAGAAACAAATGTATGAGTAAAACCACCACCAGAACTAACAGCGTTAGAAG